TATTCAGTACGGTCAAAGTATGTACATAAATCCATACACCAATCACTACAGAAAACATTTTTATATACTTTAATACATTCTGATAAGTGAGAATTGTTTGATCTATGTAACTCATAGTGTAAGTCCATTACAATGCAAAACGAGCCTTAAACTTCTCTTTACCTCGTCTTCTCATTTTTTGAATTTTTTTAGCTTTCTCAAACGCTCTTTGTCTTGTGAATGGTCCGACTCTATCTATAAAAAGGATACCATCTAAATGATCTAGTTCATGTTGAAATACTCTAGCTGTTAGACCATCTAAAGATTGTTTCTCATCTTCACCTAATTCATTCTGATATGATACTACAATTTCAGCTGGTCTAACTACTCTAGCGAATACATCTGGTATTGATAAACAACCTTCTTCCATAGTATTCATATTCTCTGAAAAATCTTCAATCTTTGGATTGACACATACTAGTGAGTCTTCTTTCTTTTCACCTCTCATAGCAAACACTCTAACATCATGTCCAAGTTGATTAGCTGAGACACCAAGACCTGACTCTAACCACATAGCGTCAATTAGTTCTTCTTTCAATTTAAAGATTTCGTCTTTTTTAAAATCAAAGTCTCTTGTTGTTTTTCTTAATTGTTTTTCTGTTTTTACTATCATACTATTTTACTAAAGTTGTTGGTCTTTTCAAACTCAATTATGTTATTAAATTTCTCATTCATACTTTCACCTTTATGTGAAATAATAAATGTGTTTGTATTATCATCTAGTGTATGTAGTATCTTCAAAAATTCGTCTGTACCACCTTCATCAAGTGAACTATCGAATACTTCGTCAAGAATTAATAAGTTAGTATTAACTGAGTTCTTTAACTTAGCGATTGATCTCCAAGTAAATAGTAATGATAAATCAATTCTCATCTTTTCACCTTCACTAAATGATGAATATGAAAAATTATCTCTGTATCTTGACTTAATCTGTTCATTGAATTCTTCGTCAAGTTCGAACTGAACAAAGAACTCCATACTCGCGAGATACTTATTGATCAACTTATTCATAATAGGTAAATACTGTCTTATGATCTTAGTTTTGATACCACTATCTCTGAGTAAGATATCAGCTAGTTCATGATAATGTTTTTGTTCTGAAGCATTCTGTTCCATACCTTGTAGAACTTCTAAAGCTTTTCTGTACTTTTCTAAAGTTTCTTTATCGTGTTCTGTATGTTCTTGAGCTTCTAATTCATTAATCTGTAATTGTAATTTATTGATATACTTTTCATTTGTATCTATAAGATTTTGTTCTTGTTGAATCATTTTCTGAGATTCAGCTAGTTCTTTATGTACTTCATTAATTTCTTCAAGTCTTGTATTAATTCTTTGTATAGAATCACTATAAGTTGTAAGTCTTTGATCTATTTCTTTGATGTTAATTGATCTATCAGATACTATGTGATCTTTATGATCTGATTCAATGTCTTGTTTACAAGTCGGACATTCATCATTATTATCATAAAATTCTAGTTCTTTGATAAATTTTCTTCTCTCATTTTCAAACTCTTTTTCGTCACTCAACATTTTTTGAAGTGATTGACGAACAGCGTCTTCGTCTGATATTAGATTCATACAAGTCGCGACATTAGCCATATCAGCTCGTATGTTTGTTTTATATTCTATTGTCTTTTCTTCATGTTCATTAATATCTTTTGTAAGTTTACTAATCATTTCTTCACGATTTTCTTCTAATCGTTTCATAGCGTCTTCTTGACTTTGAATCTTGTTTTCACCGATTTTGATATTTGTTTTTATCTCGTTGTATTCATTTCTTAATGTAGATGATCTCTGTCTAAGACACTCTTTCATTACTGAAAATATTTGAATATCAAGTATGTCTTCTATAATCGCTCGTCTTTCAGGTGTGTTTAACTGCATGAAAGGTGTGAATGTTGATGAACCTAATACAACAACTTGAGTAAATGATTTATAGTTAAGTTTTAGAATCTGTTGTTCTAAGATAGCTTGATAATCTCTTACAGACGCGTCTTGATGTAACATTTTACCATCACGATATATTTCAAACTTGTTAGGTTTGATACTTCTCATTACTCTATACTGAGTCCTACCGATTTGAAATTCAACTTCAACACAACATTGTTTTTCATTAATAGAATTAACTAATGCTGTCTTTGGTATCTTTCTAAATGCTCTACCGAATAATCCAAATGTTAACGCGTCAAGAAGTGTTGACTTACCTGAACCATTAGCACCGATTATTAATGTAGTCTTCTTTCTCGATAAATCTATTTCTGTAAACTCATTACCTGTAGAAAGAAAGTTTTTATATCTTACTTTACGAAATTTTATCATATCCTAATTTAATATATCTCTCTTGGTAAATTATAGCGTTTTTTAAACTAACTCTCATATGTGAAGTCATTTCTTGTTGAGACGCTTCGTAAGACTCGTATATTCTACAAGTACCATCTTCGTTTGTTGTGAATTCTATTGTATGACCTTCATTCGTCCATGTACCATCTATAATCATGATACTATTTTTGGACCTGGGGGAGTAATTATGGAACTGAAAGCATCTTGATATTGATTTTTCAATTTTTGTTCAGGATCAACTGTCCATACGATATTGTCAGGATTAAGTGTAATATTACCTTCTCCAAGAATATTGTAAGGATACAAGTTGACTTTAGGTCCAGCACCTTCTTGTGCTTGTTGATGAATGAAAAGAGGATTCTCTATCTCATAATTTTCTTCGTTTATCTCAGCGATTATCATCTCAGCTGTTATTAGTTGTATTATTTTTATCATACTAAAATATCAAGACTTTCTGTATACAATGATCTCATCAATGTATCTAATTTAGTCTTGTCTCCATCTATGTTTAAACTGTCAATATGTTTTGTAAGTATTGTTAAAGTATCCTCAGCTTCTCCGACTAATTCATCTTCATTTAGAATGTCTAAATTACTATGATCTTCTACAACTTTAAGATCAGCTGGACTCGCCTTCGTCAATTCTTCCATAAACACATCAAACCAGTAAGGTTCATTTTTATCCGTAACTATAACTTTCACGAATGTATCTTTTAAATAACTAAAATCTTTTTTCTTAATAGTCATTAGTGTTTCATTTGTATCGTTGTAAAATACTTTATGAAACATTTTTAGAGGATTTTGTATAGCCTCTATCTCTCTTGTCTCTGTATCAAAGACATGAAAATGTTTATCATCACCAAAGTCATTCCATGTGAATTCCATTTGTGAACCGAAATATCTAATATTACCTAATGTTGATTTATGATGAAAATGACCAGAGAAAACTCCCTCGAATCTTTCAAACCATGATTGTGGAGTACCACCACCATGAAAATGACCAGGACTCATCATACCACCATTTACTTCTAAATGTGACATAACAAAAGGTGCTGTTGTTAATTGTAAAAATTCTTCTACTTCTTCTTCGTTTTCTGAGTTAATCCAAGGTAGTAAAGCTATCTCTAAACCATCATAATCTTTTGTTATCGGATCTTTGTATACATTTACATTATCGAAATTAAGAAGATAATCAGGACTATTTAAATCATTAGTAGATTTAAAGTAGATATCATGATTACCAACAATCAAGTCCATAGTAATCCCTCTTTGTCTCATAGGTTCTATGAAATGTTCATAGTTTTTATGAAGTGAATAGAAATTTACATCTCGTCTTCTGTCGAAGTAATCTCCAAGATGTATAATGTTTTTGATGTTGTGTTTATCTAAGTACGGAAAGAAGATTTCATTATAGAATCTCCCTTGGTACTCTGCAAACATTTGATTGTTATTACGAACTCCACAATGAGTATCGTTTAGCAAAGCTATTTTCATAATTTATTCTTCTACTTTTTTCTTCTTAGACCCGCGAGGTTTGTAGTTTATCGGATTCATATTCTCTTGTAAGAAGTCAACATAAGAGTTGTTCATACCTGTCGTATTTCCATCCATCGTGTCAAAAGTATCGAACATGACCCCAGCTTGTTCTATACTTCTTTGTTTAATCGCTGCTTGTTTCTTTTCTTTATGAATTCGTCTGAGAAACGCGAAATAAATGATCTGAGTTACATAAGCAAAAGCGTTTTGAGATTTTTCTTCATTGAAGTTCTCAATGTATTGTAAACAATTTTCAATACCATCACATATCATTTCATCTCTATATGAATAATTGATAAAGTTAGGTTTAGTAGATAGTCTAGTAGCGATCTTGTAAATACATTCTCCAATATACTCTGATACTCTAGGCTTCTCTTTACCTTTATTATCGGCTTTTCTACACGCGTGATTGTGTTCAATAATCGCGGCAGTAAACTCTTTATTGTTTACATAGTGAACTGAAGCTTTTGTTTGTCTTTTTTCTCTAGTCATACTACTATTATACTTGCATTCGCTGTACTGTCAAGGTGTAATTTCTATATCAGCTGTAGTTTCTATTACAACTCTAGCACCACAAGGTAGTATAGGTTTTTCATTACCACCATATCTAACTGTACTTTCACCTAAGATTTTAACTTCGTGACAATAAGTATTACTACTACCTTCTTTAATTGTTATCACGGGTTCATTCGTACCATGCTTCTTATTAGCTCGGATTTTGTGTTGATTTACATGGATAAATTTTTTTTTACTTTTTTTCATATTTTTACTTGACCGATTCGCAATCTCATGAGAAAATAAGATGTAGTCGGAGAAAAGGATAGTATACTATATAAAGAGATCAATGAATGATGTCATCTTTAGTTGGTAATTCTAATTCTTCGTCTATATCCCATGGATCATATTCATCAAAAACACTTTCAAAATCTCTAGCTAATCTCCGTTCTATCAATTCTTTGAGTGATTCTTTCTGTTCTTTAATTTCTTGAGCTTGTGTTTTGATTTCAATTTTATTGTTATCTCTCATATCTAACCAAGCTGTACAAGCATCATCATAAAAAGATATGTATTGATCTGAAATAGAAGTTCTTGTCAAAATATCATTTGTATCTACTTCTATTGTATTGTCTGTTGTGAAAGGTATCATTGGTCCTAGATGCATTACAACACCAGTACCTCTTAGATTATTCTTTGTCATAATACTCATAGGTAAATGTAACATTAGTTTGTTATCAACTTCACTTACCATTGCAAATATTTCTTTTCCATCATTAAATCTTATGTATTGATATTTAGTATTATTTTCGTTGATCATTTTCTGGTATCCTTACTGAGTGTATTTCATAATCAAATTTTTCGGTACTATAGATATTTATTCTTTCTGAGAAGTGATTTAGTGTATAATTCATATTTTTCTTCCAAGAAAGATCATCAGCTATATCATACAATTCAACACTTTCTTTATCGTCTGATTTTCTTAAACCACGACCAATAGACTGTAGATTTCGAATTCGTGATTTACTTGGTGAAGCGAAAATGATGTTATGTAATCGTTTGATATTGATACCTGTACTAAATGTACCAAACGAAGCTACAATGATAGCGTCATTTTCTTTTTCTACTATTTCACGAACTTTCTCTCTATCTACAGCGTCTGTACCACCGAATACAAAGAATGTTTTTCTTTTCAATTTCTCTATCTGATCATACAAAGGTCTACCATGTTTTTCAACAAATTGAAATAACACTAATGTATTACCTTTCATGTCTTTTACTAGATTATTTATAAACTTGTTTCTTGTCTCATTTCTAACTATCCAATCCATTTCTTCTTGATAGTTCATTTTACTCACTAACTTTCTTTCATTATCTGAGTAAGCTAATACTAAACATTTGATTTTCAGATTAGCTAATGTACCTTCAGCCATGAGTTCAGCTGATGTTGTTACAAAGTAAGCTGGTCCAAACATACCTTCTAATTGTAACTTATGTGTCTTTGTTTCTTGTAATGTACCCGTTGTACCTATCTTATACTTCACTTCTGTAAGTGATTCCATAATCTTTGATAGAGACTTAGCAGCGAATAGATGAGCTTCATCTCCGATTACCATACCAAATTCATTACCAAAGTCTTTTGGCATTCTCATCATTGACTGCCATGTAGTAACAACGATCGGTGCATCAGCACCTTTGTCACCACCATATATTTTAGCTATGTCACCTTTGAATCCATAGTCTTGAAAGTCTTTAGTCATTTGTTCTACTAAAGATGTCGTTGGTACTATCACTAGAGCCTTTTTGTTTTTCTTAAGAAAGTTATATCGAATAAGACTGTATATCATCAAAGACTTACCTGAAGCAGTCGGTGATACTAATATACATTTTTGATTATGAGCAGCATATGCTACAGCTTCTTTTTGATAATCTCTGAGTTGAAATGGTATATCTTTTACGATTTCTTCGAATCGTTCTATTGTAAATATGTCTGTATCTTTCTCATAACCTTCAATAGAATAGTTTCTTTCATCACAAAATTCTTTGAGATAATCGTACAATCCTAAGTAGATTTGATTTGTATTAAGATTGAATAAACGAATGTATCCATCCCAAAATCTTTTTCTTACAGCTGGTATAAACTCAGCACCAGGTACTTTGAACTTAAAAAACTCTGAGAGTTCTTTTCGGATTGAGTCTTCTGCTGATACTGTTAGATATACTTCGTCTGATTTGGCTACTATGAGCCTGCCATGAACTTCCGCCATTCTATAATATTCTTTATTGTTTGATGTCTCCAAGTAATTTGTGAGACAATATCTGTTAACACTTCAACTGTTATTCTGAGATATTCAAGTTTATCATTTAAATCTTGTATATCTTTATCAGCACCAGTAAATTTATCGTAATCAGATTTGAGAACTGTCAATCCGTCAAACGGATCATAATCCCAATTCTTTTCTTCGATTTTATCTCTGGTCATTTTACCACCATACCATAACCATTTATCTTTATTGAGTTCTTTCATTTGTCTTTCATAACGAATGACAGCGAGTTTCTTCTCTGATAATAGTTCAGCGTATTTGGCGTGTAGTTTTGGTACTTCTAGTGAAGAAGCGTCAAGTTCGATATCATCTATCTTACAATCACTTTTCCACATCTCTTGGATTTCTTTTAAATTCATAATGTATATAATATATAGTGTACTTTTTAAGTACTAGTTTTTACTGTAAATAAAGTAAATTTCAATGTTAGATCACAAACAGCATATTCGACACCTTGAGCATCAGTTTGGAAATCAATACTTCCAAGACTTACAGGAAAACAATCAGTAAACATGAACTCTAAATTCGCGTTATTAGCTGATGTATTAACAATAACAGTAGCGTCTGAATACATATTTTCAAAACTAGCGTTACTGAATTTACCTGTAGATGTTTTCTTAGCATCTACTAAATTGATGAAATCTTGTGTATTATTTCCTGGTCCTAATGCCATGATCCAATTAAAGATTTCTTGATAGTTTGTCATATCTTCATCAACAACAAACTTAACTGTCAATGGATCGAATGTAATCTTATCACCTGGTAAAGCTGACTGAATAGCTAAAGTAGTTTCATGTATAGCTTCACTCATAGTAACACTTGGTAATGTTACACCTGTACAAAAATATCTAGTCTTAGGTAATTTATTAATCGCTAGATCAAAATTTACAGGACTTAAATAGTTTAAGTTTGTCGGTTGATTACTTGTCCAATTAGCTTTAGCCATATTAGTTCTTTATTCCGAATACATAGTTTTCAGCCGCGTTCTCAGCGTAGAGTTCATTGTGTCCTGGGATTAATTCGTCTTTCT